TAGTGATGTTTTATACACTTGCCCTAATAACTATGATGCTGTAGTTACCTTTCTTCATATAAGTAATGGGGGTGCATCTACAGATAATGTTTCTATTCAGTGGTATCACAAAGAAGATGACACGTACTATACTATAGTTAATAACAAATCTGTTTCAGGTCAGGATGTATATAATATGATTACATCTGATAGGTTGCACTTACATGCAGGTGACAAGATAACTGTATTTAATGGTGGTGGTAATATAGGTGTCACAATATCTGTAGAGGAACATTACAACCCTAACAGAAAAGCATAACTGACTTGCATTTTTATCAATAGTATAGTATAACTATGTGTGTATAACTAGTCTCTGTAAGCTGCAATGCAGCAATTTATGGAGAAAACAATGAGAAAGTTTTTTGAAAGATTAATCGAAGCACGTCAACGTCAGGCTAATGCACGAATCGCAGAGATGCACTTGTGGAGAATGTCAGACCGTGAACTAAATGATTTAGGTATTGGTCGTGCTGATATCAGAAGAATCGTGAAAGAAGGTAAAGTATAATAAGTCTTTGGGAGGAGGCGAATGGACCCTGTTACAATTATTTCAGGTGCGACAGTCGCCTTCAATGCCCTCAAGAAAGGGTTTGCTGTAGGTAAAGATCTACAAGACATGGGTAGCCAACTAACTAAGTGGGCAGGTCACATGTCTGATCTAGGTCAGGCTGAGAAACAAGTTAAGAACCCACCGTGGTGGAAGTCTTTAAGTGGTTCAGTAGAGGCCGAAAGTTTGGAAGTTTTCGCTGCGAAGCGTAAGGCAGAGCAGATGAGAAAAGAATTGAAGGATTATATATCTTTCACGATGGGACCATCAGCTTGGGATGAGCTAGTAGCAATCGAGGCTAAGATTCGTAAGCAAAAGAAAGAACAAGAGTATCGTAAAGCAGAACTACAAGAAGCAATAATTACTTGGACTGTAACTAGTTTGTTGTTGTTAATAGGGTTTGGTGCTTTTGGATTTATATTATATATGGTGACATAATGGCTAGAAACTTAACAGAGAAACAACAGAAGTTCCTTGATGTCCTCTTTGACGAGGCTAAAGGAGATCCTGTAACAGCTAAGAAACTAGCAGGATATGCTGAAGGTGTTTCTACATCAGGTATTGTTAATGCCTTGACAGATGAGATTGCAGAGCTTACAAAGAAGTTCATAGCACAATCGTCTACTAAAGCTGCGTATACTATGTTCTCTGTTATGGCTGATCCTACTGATCTAGGTGTAAAAGAAAAGATGTTAGCAGCTAAAGACATTCTAGATCGTGCAGGATTTACAAAAACAGATAAAGTAGAAGTAAAAGCTTCAGAGCCTTTGTTTATTCTACCAGCGAAAGAAGATGAGTAAAAGAGCTTCAACAGCACCACACCCGACAAAAGTAGATTGGCAGATACCATTACAAGGAGAGAACGGAGAGTGGTATCCTGTTATTAGAGTAGGAAGACACGTACCATTTGGTTACAAACAGGATGAAGAAGACGAAATGCTTCTTATCCCTATCCCCGAAGAACTAGAACTTTTAGAAAAAGCAAAGAAGTTTCTTCAAGATTACAGTGTTAGACAAGTAGCTCGTTGGTTGTCTGATCAGTCTGGAAGAGAAATCTCACATGTAGGGTTATATAAACGTGTCAGAATGGAAGAAAAAAGGCGTAGAGCGTCCAGCAACTACCGCCAGTATGCCAAAAAGTATAAAGAAGCGGCAAGGAAGAGCCAGAAAATCGAAGAAGAAAGACTTGGTGGAAAGCACACCAGAGTTCTCGCCACAGACGATGAATACATCGAACTCAGAGATGGAGAGTGTTGCCCCTTCTGCGGTCAAACAAAAGGTGATCTTCGAGCCAAACCCAGGGCCACAGACTAGGTTCTTAGCAGCTACAGAACAAGAGGTACTTTATGGTGGAGCAGCAGGTGGTGGTAAGTCGTACAGTCTGGTTGCAGACCCAGTTAGGTACTTTGCGAATGCACATGCACGAATGCTACTTGTTCGGAGGTCTACAGAAGAGCTTAGAGAACTTATTTCTGTAAGTAAGCAGCTTTATCCTCAGGCCATCCCAGGTATCAAGTTTATGGAAAGAGATAAGACTTGGGTTGCCCCTAATGGTGCTACACTCTGGATGTCTTATCTTGACAGAGATGACGATGTTATGAGATACCAAGGTCAAGCCTTTAACTGGATTGGGTTTGACGAACTTACACAGTGGCCTACACCATACGCTTGGAACTACATGAGGTCACGTCTTCGTTCAACAAAAGCCTCAGGCTTACCTTTGTATATGAGAGCTACCTCCAACCCAGGAGGTCCAGGTCACCAATGGGTTAAAAAACATTTTATTGACCCTAGTGTACCAGACAAATCCTTCTGGGCTACAGACGAAAATGGAGAGGTCATTAAATGGCCCAAAGGCCATAGTCGAGAGGGTGAGCCACTATTCAAGAGGAAGTTTATACCAGCCACCCTCTTCGACAACCCTTATCTGTCTGAGGACGGAATGTATGAAGCCAACCTTCTATCTTTGCCTGAACATCAACGAAGACAGTTGCTTGAAGGTGACTGGGACATTAACGAAGGAGCAGCTTTCCCAGAGTTTAGCAGACGCATCCACGTTGTTGACCCATTCGATATACCAAGTAACTGGGTTCGTTTCAGAGCTTGCGATTATGGGTATGGATCTTATACTGGTGTAGTCTGGTTAGCAGTTGTTCCAGGATCTGAACAGCTAGTAGTATACAGGGAGTTATATGTTTCTAAGATAATAGCTACCGACTTGGCTGACATGATCCTGGACATAGAACGAGATGAGAAGGTGAGATATGGAGTTCTTGACTCTTCTCTTTGGCATAATCGTGGTGATACTGGCCCTAGCCTTGCTGAACAAATGATTATTAGAGGGTGTAGATGGAGACCTGCAGACAGATCAAAAGGATCTCGTGTAGCAGGAAAAAACGAACTACACAGAAGATTACAAGTAGATGAGTTTACAGAGGAACCAAGACTTGTCATATTTTCTAATTGCACTAATCTTATATCTCAGCTTCCCTCTATTCCTCTAGATAAAAGAAACCCTGAGGATGTAGACACAAACTCTGAAGACCACCTATATGATGCTCTAAGATACGGAATAATGACACGCCCAAGAAGCAACATATTTGACTTTGATCCTACTTCACAAAGAACAGGATTCCAAGCTTCAGACCCAACATTCGGTTATTAAGGAATACCTATGGAAGAAGATGACATTTATGAATCAGAAGAACTCTACATTGATGACGAAGAGTCATCTTTTGTAGAAGATAAAAAAGATTCAGAGGGTCAAGATGATCCTATTGTAGGCACTGTTGTTACCTTCATTGAAGAAAAGTTTTCCCGTGCTGAGAAAGCTAGATATTCTGATGAGCAACGTTGGATTAAATCATATCAAAACTACAGAGGTATCTACGGACCTGATGTACAATTTACTTCTACAGAAAAGTCTCGTGTCTTTGTTAAAGTAACTAAGACTAAAGTTCTTGCAGCTTATGGTCAGATCGTAGACGTTCTCTTTGGGTCTAACAAGTTTCCTATTTCAGTTAATCCTACTACTCTTCCAGAGGGTGTAGCAGACACTGTAAACTTTGAGACTAACGAACAAAATAGAAAAGCTAACGAACCAGATCTTGGCCCTGAGGATATGAGACTACAGCCAGGTGAGACTATTATTGATTTGCAAGAACGTCTTGGTGGTCTACGTAGAAAACTAGAACCAGTAGCTGAACTAGTAGAAGAAGGCCCAGGTACAACACCAACAGAGATTACTTTCCATCCTGCAATGGTTTCTGCAAAGAAGATGGAAAAGAAAATTCATGACCAACTAGAAGAGTCTAACGCTAAGAAGCAGTTGCGTACTGCAGCATTTGAGTGTTCTCTATTTGGCACAGGCGTTATGAAAGGTCCGTTTGCAGTAGACAAAGAATACCCTAACTGGTCAGAAGACGGTGAGTATTCCCCTACTATTAAAACTGTTCCTCAAACCTCTTCAGTTTCTATCTGGAACTTTTACCCTGACCCAGATGCTAACAACATGGACGAAGCAGAGTACGTTGTAGAACGTCATAAAATGTCTCGTTCTCAAATGAGAAGCTTAAAAAATAGACCTTTCTTCCGTAGTAACGCTATTAATACAGCTATTGAAATGGGTGAATCCTACACAAAAGAGTGGTGGGAACAGGTCATGGAAGATGCAGACCAAGAAACTAAATCAGAAAGATATTCTGTTTTAGAGTTCTGGGGTTACGTTGATACAGACATTTTAGAAGATCATGATGTAGATATTCCAAAAGAGTTGAAAGACCAAGACCAAGTTTCAGTAAACATTTGGATCTGTAATGGTCAAGTTCTACGCCTTGTAATGAATCCGTTTACACCTGCTATACTTCCGTACTATGCCGTACCATACGAAGTAAACCCTTACTCATTCTTTGGGGTAGGTATAGCGGAAAATATGGATGATACACAAAGCCTTATGAATGGGTTTATGCGCATGAGTGTAGATAATGCTGCACTTTCAGGTAACTTGCTCATTGAAGTAGACGAAACAAACTTAGCACCTGGACAAGATCTTTCTATCTACCCAGGTAAAGTCCTAAGAAGAATGGGGGGAGCACCAGGACAGGCCATCTTTGGCACCAAGTTCCCTAACGTATCAAATGAAAATATGCAAATGTTTGACAAGGCTCGTGTTCTGGCTGATGAAAGCACTGGGTTCCCTTCTTTTGCTCACGGTCAAACTGGCGTTCAAGGTGTGGGCCGTACGGCATCTGGTATTAGTATGCTTATGTCTGCTGCCAATGGTTCTATACGCACTGTTGTAAAGAACATCGATGATTACTTGCTAGGCCCACTAGCTAAGTCTTTCTTTCATTTTAATATGCAGTTTGACTACGACTCAGAAATCAAAGGTGACCTAGAAGTTAAAGCTGAAGGTACTGAGTCTTTGATGGCTAACGAAGTACGTAGCCAACGTCTAATGCAATTTCTCGGTGTTGTGCAGAATCCAGTACTTGCACCTTTTGCTAAAATGGACTATATTATCAGAGAGATTGCTAAGTCTATGGATCTTGATCCTGATAAACTTACAAACTCAATGGGTGATGCAGCAATTCAAGCTGAGATCTTAAAGAAATTTCAAGCAGAGAATCCACCTGAGGTTAACCCTAATGCACCACAGCAAGGGGTTCCTCAACCACAAGGACCACAGCAGGGAGCACCTGCAGGAGTCCAAGTACAAGATACCTCAGGTTCTGGTGGCGGTCAAATGGGTACAGGAACAGTACCTCAACCAGGTGAGCAAGGGTTCTCTGCTAACACAGGACAAGGTTAAGTATGAGCCTTAAACTACTCGTAAACAACAAAGACATCTGGGAAGCTTTCCTAGAAGAACTTGATTCCAAAATTGAACGTGTTCATGTTCAGATGGAACAAGCACTAACACCAGAAGACTTCTACAGATTACAAGGACATGCTACTTGTCTTCGTAGATTAAAAAAACTTAGGGATGAAGTGAATGGTTAGAGAGACCTCACCAAGACCAAAGCTAAGGCCAGAAGGTTTTGGCGTATCAGAGCAAACTGAAAGAATGCTTGAACCTGAAGGGGATCCTATTTCCCCTACAGAAGTTATGAAGACTGGTCTTACTGATGACGTTATGGGTAAAGCCCAAGACTATGTTGATAATCCACCACCTGAACCTAAAAAAGATCCGTTAGCTTTTGCTGCTGAAAAAGGTTATGTTAAAGCTATTAAAGGGCCAGAAGAAAAAGAAAAGTATATTAGTAATCTTAATGTGGGTACTGAAGAAGGTAATCAAACAGTAAGAAAAATGTTTGAGAATATCTTAGGTAAGAATCCAGATTGGGATCCACTTTTAGTAAACTGGTGTGCTACATTTGTAAGTGATGTACTAGATAATCTTGGTGCAGACCCTCTAAAAACAAATGATAGGTATGATAGACTTAGAGCTAGGAAATACGTAAAGTATGGTTCTGCGGTTGAAAGAAAGAATATACAACAAGGTGATATTGTTGTTCTTGATTTCCCTAGAGACTCAGAAGGTAATATAACTTTTGGCCCTGGTGGAAAAAGAGATGGTGTTGGAGACCACGTAACTTTTTATGTAGGCGATAAGAGTTCAGCTAATAAAGATGGTTCAGGTTACATTGGTGTTCTTGGTGGAAACCAAGGGTATAGCAGTGAGATCGGTATTGCTGAGTATCCTGAAGAAAATATTTTAGCTGTTCGTAGAATTACGTATGACGATGTTGACTACGAGTTCACAGAAGCTCTAGCTAAGGATAACCCAAACTTTGAAGCTTTCCTAAAGAAGGAAGGTGAAGGGTTTGACATGAAGTCTTTAGAAGAGAACCCTATGTCTCCTTCTAACAGACCAATGGCAAGCAGACCTCAAGGGTTTGATGAAGGTGGCCTAGCAGAAAATAAAGACCTAGATTTAGCTAGATCATACGGTGTTACTGTTGTTGACCCAGAAGAAACAGATCAGACACTAAAAGCTTTTGGAAAAGCTGCTATAGAAAGTATTCCAGGTATTAGTACAGCAGCTACTATCAGAGACATTAAAGAAGAGCTACAAGAAGAAGACCCTAGTTGGGGTAAGATTGGTTTACTTACTGCAGGTGAAGTAGTTGGTATGGTTCCTGGCCTTGGTGATGCTGCACAGAATATGGTTCGCCAAGGTGTAAAACGTTTTAAAACTAAGAAAGGTTCTACCTACGAAGTTAAAGAAGGGAACACTACTGTTCGTGATAAAGCTGCAAGAAAAGAACATCCAGGTGAGTCTGGTATTCAACCTCAATCTGTAAAAACAATTTACATGCCAAGGTCAGAACTAGAAAAGTTTGCAGGTGTTCATCAAAACCCTGACATGCCTACAGAGTTTGTACCTACAGGACCAGACACTGCTGCATTACGTCTTACAAAAGATTGGGGACCACGTAAAGCAGGTGAGATTTTACAGGGAACAGAGGTTAAGTTTACACTTGAACCAGAAGTAGGTCTAAACCCTGTTGAGATATTAGACTTTAGAAGCCCTAGAGGTATTCACTTTGGTAATGAAATAACTGAGGTGATGGATGATGTTAAAATTTCACCTGCTGCAAGTAGGGAAGAACTTTTAGATGATGCATCAGAAAATGCTCAAGAAGTTTTAGGTATTACTGAAAAACAAAAAGAAGACTGGCGAAACAGTAAACCTAAAAAGAAACAAGTAAGAACACCTCAATTACAAAAAGGTCTTGAAGCTTATTTGGAAAACGAGATTACTTATCAAGAGTATTTAGAGTTAGCAGATAATTTTAGACCTATTGTCCCTATCAAAGAAGCCCCTGAGCTTCCTACTACAATGGACATTGTATCTTCGTTGACACCTAATCAGGTTAAAAAAGGTGTTATAGGTGTAACTAAAAACATAGAAGATGGTACAAGGGTTGCGTCAAGACTAGATATTAATGCTTACGAAAACTTTGATACTTGGGTTGTATCTTTTCACGATGGTTTAAATGATTCGTTATCAGGAGCTTCTGTAGGATACGGTCAAGTAGCTGTGTTGAACAACGTAAGTTTTAAAACAAACCCTAAGGGTGCTGCCAACATTGCTAAGGGTAAAGGTAAAGCAACTATCGCTAGAATCTTTGGTGACTACGAGAATGCTGATCCAGAAGCTGTACATCAGATGGCTAAAGAAATATTAGCTGACCCTGAAAGTGAGTGGGTACAAGTTGGTATGAACCCGTTCAGACACTCTTTCTTCTATGATAAAGCAGACGGTATGCCAGTAACAGAGGCAAGTCAAATTATTCAGGTTGGACCTCTTGTCTTAGCAAAGAACGTTAAGAAGGTTTCTAGGGATGACCCAGAATTTAGTTTTTTACTAAACAAAAACGATCCAGAAAGTATTAAAAACTACAACCAAGGTGGTGCAGTTATGAACGAACAAATGGAAATGGCATTCATGGCTGAAGGTGGCCTAAGAGATGATGGATTAAGTGTAGATCCAGTATCAGGTAACGATATACCTAATGGCTCAATGGCTGAAGAAGTAAGAGATGACATTCCTGCACAATTATCTGAAGGTGAGTATGTAGTTCCTGCTGACGTTGTTCGATTCTACGGTGTAAAATTCTTTGAGGATCTACGAGAAGAAGCTAAACGTGGCCTAGCAGAAATGGAATCAAATGGTCGTATTGGCGGTGAGCCTGTTCCTGCAGGTGGACCACAAGTAAATGAAGCACCTGTAACAGAACAAGAGATGGCTGCACTTAGAGAACTTGCTTTAGAAATGAATGTAGGTGGTATGGTTCCTAGTACAAATCCTAACATGCAACCACCACCACAAGCTGTAGGAAATGCTGCACCACAACAACCACAAATGATGAATAAAGGCGGTACTGTTCTTGGCTTCCAAAGTGCAGGAGATACAGGAACCACATCTGATGCGCTGTCTGCTGTTCAATCAGAACCACTCACTGGCGGTGGCTTAGGTTTTTCACTCTTTGGTCCTTACACAAACGATGGTAGTTTACCTACTGGATTTGGTGATGACACAAAAACTACTCCTTTTGAAGAAGGACAGATTGTAGAACTTTACAAAGATGGCAAAGTATTGTCCTTTGTTATGATGAGAGACTATCAAGACTACCTTGATAAGATAGCAGAAGGTTGGTTGACCAAAGAACAAAAAGACGCTAAACTTGCAGAAGAAGGTCCGTCTATTGCTGGCCCTGATACTACTACTACAACAACAGACGATACCACTGCAAGCACAACAGATAGCTCTGACGATAGAACAGACTACAGAAAATTTACTACTGAGTCTAAACCAACGCTTACTAAGAACGTTGCTGATATGACAGATGACGAACTTAAAGTTGCTCTGGAGGGTATGAATATTGTTGGTCGAACAGGTTCAACTCTAGCCTATACAATGGGTCTTCCAGTAGGTGCTCTTGTTGGTTCCCAACTAGCTTCTAATTATAATAACATGTTAGAAGTTGCTAGAGACAGAAACCTTATCTCTGAAAAAGAGTATGGAGATAAACGTAAAGGAAGTATCTTTGGCGGTGAAAAGAGCCTCTTTGATAATCTAATTGATAGATCAAATAAAAACAAAGAACTAGGAACTAGCAATAAAAAAGGTATAGACTTTGGAGATACTTGGTTAGGTGACTTACTAGGCTTTGATGGTAAAGCAGGTGTTCAAGGACCAAGTCTATCAGAGTCATTTGGTGGAGCACGTAGAGATCAAACTGCACTTACACCTTCAAGCACTTACGCTGCCCCTACTACAGGTGCTACTGCACCAGGTGATATGGGTGATGGTCTAAGAGGATCAGGATCTACGTCTTCTGCTCCTAAGACACAAGCAGAAAAGACTGCAGCAGCTAACACAGCAGTATCAAACCTACAAGCAGCTCAACAAAGGGCAGAGTCTGCGTCAGGATCTGATGATATTAGGGAGCAGTACGAAGCAAACATGGCAAGAGCAGAAGCAAGTAGAGAAGCTACTAGGGCTATTCAAGAAGCTTCAGGTTGGTCTGGTGGATTCTTCGGTAGTGCTTCAAACCCTAACTGGAGAGATGCGGCTGCTTCAGGTGGTCTAATGTCCAACAAGAAAAATAAGAAAAAGAAATAACTACTACTAGTAACGATAAGGCTACCCAGCAATAGTGCTGGCCCCAACATAAGGAAAACAAAATGAATGTAGCAGTAAAAGCAACCCCTAAGAACGCAGGTTTTGTAGATCGTGGTTTTAACCATGCAGAACGTAAGCGTAAAATGGAAGAAGAAGAAAGAGAAATTGCTAGACTAGAGGCAGAAGCTCGTGGTGAAGAGTATGTTGAAGAAAGTGAACCCAGTGGCGAAAGTACTGAGGACACCCAGGTACAAACCTCAAGTGATACCCAACAAGAAGAACAAGCATCCCAGGAAGGGGAAACACAGGAAGACGATGACACAGCAGGATTAAGTGCTGAAGAGAAGTCTTTCAAGAAACGCTACGGTGACTTACGTAGACATATGCAAGAAAAAGAGAAAGAGTGGAATAACAGACTTGAATCTCTTGAGAAGCGTAAAGCAAAAGATAGTATTGTTCCTCCTAAGTCTAGTGAAGACATTGAAGAGTGGGCAAAGAAATACCCAGACGTTGCAGGTATTGTTGAAAAGATTGCTTCAGAAAAAGCAAAAGAAATGTTCAGTAAAGCAGAAGAACGTCTGAAAGAATTAGATGAAGCTCATAATGAAGCTCTACGAATGAAAGCAGAGAATGTTATTCGTAAGTCTCATGATGACTTTGATGAATTAAGACAGTCAGAAGACTTTCATAACTGGGCAGAAGAACAACCTAAATGGGTTAAAGATGCTCTATATGAAAACATGGATGACCCTGCATCCGTAATTCGTGTGATTGATCTTTATAAAGTTGATAACGATTTGACTCCTGCAGCAAGAAGAAACACTAAGAAAGCTGCAGCGTCTACCGTTTCAAAAGGAACTCGTACCTCTATAGATGCTAAAGGTGTGTCAGGCCAAATCAAAGAGTCTGACGTAGCTAAAATGTCAGCTAAAGAGTTTGAGTCACGTCAAGATGATATTTCAGAAGCAATGAGATCTGGAAAGTTTATCTATGACATTTCTGGTGCTGCCAGATAAAGTGTTGACACTTTAAAAGTGTTACATATAACTACGTGTATCTAAGTAAAGCCTCCTTTGTGGACTACCTTTACTGATACTTTTTCACAAAAAGTCTAAACTACAAAGAACTACCTGTTCAAGTATAGGCCCAGTAGGTATTCGGTTGCGCAACTGAGTACCTTTCTGCACCCTAGAAAACGATCAGCCTCTTTCAGGTGTTTAGCTTTCTTTTTAAAGCCAAATATCATGGAGGATTTAACTATGGCTTTTGCATCCGCTTCAGGTTATACCAACCTGCCAAATGGGAACTTTTCCCCAGTCATCTACTCGAAAAAAGTGCAGCTTGCGTTCAGGAAGAGCACAGTTGTAGGTGACATCACGAACTCCGAATATTTCGGGGAGATCGCAAACCAAGGTGACACAGTGAAAATTATGAAGGAACCTGAGATTTCGGTTTCGGCATACACTCGTGGCACTACCATCGCAGCGCAAGATCTTAGTGATGACGATTTCTCGCTAGTCGTTGATAAAGCTAACTATTTTGCTTTCAAGATGGATGATATCGAAGAGGCACACAGCCACATCGACTTCATGAACCTTGCTACCAACCGTGCAGCTTATCGTCTTGCTGACCAGCATGACCAAGAAGTTCTAGGTTACTTGTCAGGTTATGCACAGTCTACATTGCACAGCAATGCTGACACTGTTAACACAACAGTTAACGGCACAAAAGCTGACTCAACTGCAGGTTCAGACGAACTATTGGCAGCTAACAAGCTGAACAAAGGTGACTTTGGTAACATCACTACTTCAGGTGCTGATGACCATTCAATCCCTGTTGCAGCACGTTTGCCAGGTGCAACTGCACTACCAACAGATTACGTTTCACCAACAATGTTGGTTGCTCGTATGGGTCGTCTACTTGATCAACAACAAGTTGACAAAGATGGTCGTTGGATCGTAATTGACCCTGTCATGATGGAAATCTTGATGGACGAAGATTCACGTTTCCTACAATCTGAGTGGGGTGCTTCAGGTGGCCTACGTAACGGTCTAGTCATCAACAACTGGAATGGTTTCAGAGTTTACTCTTCTTCAAACCTACCATCAGTTGGTACTGGTGCTGCTACAACAGGTACAGCAAACCAAAACACTAACTATGGTGTTATTGTTGCAGGTCATGATTCTGCTGTCGCAACTGCGGAGCAAATCAACAAGACTGAGACATACCGTGATCCAGATTCATTCGCTGACATCGTTCGTGGTATGCACCTTTACGGTAGAAAAATCCTACGCCCAGAAGCGTTGGTTACAGCTAAGTACAACTTGGCTTGATAAAATAAAGGAGGGGGCTGCTTCGGTGGCCCTCTTACTCACATGAATCTAGTTTCTTCTGATTACAAAATAGTCCTTAATGACACCCACTCCTTGACTAAAAACGAGTGGGGTGGTGGTCATAGTATAGACAAGCTTCCTAGATACGAAGGTTTTTTGAAGAGCCTAGAAGTAAAAGAAATATTAGACTACGGATGTGCTAACGGTAAGTTCAAAGTCTACATGAATAAAAAGAAACCTGAGTATATTATACAAGAGTATGACCCAGGTATTAGAGGGAAGGATAAAGATCCAACTCCTGCTGACTTTGTAGTTTGTTGTGACGTAATGGAACACGTTGAACCAGACTATCTAGACAATGTAATGAAACACTTACAGAGTTTAGTTAAGAAGGGTGGGTTCTTTAATATCTCTACTAAAGAGGCAATAACTATACTTTCGGATGGAAGTAATGCCCATAAGATTGTAGAGACAGGGGAATGGTGGGTAGACCTATTTAATAAATACTTTGAAGTATTTGATGTAGAGATAAAAAGATTTGAAACAAATTTTAAAGTGCTCCCAAAAGATATTTGATACAATAGTACTTCCTTTAGATAATATAAACTCTGTTAATGATAATCTTCAGGATCATGCTTTTGAGAATACTCTGAAGAAAAGCATAGAACTAAAAGGAATGTTGCATCCTATATTAGTTTGTTTAGATAAAGATTTTAAACAAACAGATATAAGTAAGTTTGAACGTAGACCTGTACCACAAGATATTAAAGAGAAGTACAGATGTTTAATAGGGAACAACAGATATAAGTTTGCTGTAGAAAATGGTTACACTCACATTGAGTGTCATGTAGTAAAAACTTTTGAAGAAGTAAAACGTGCACACCATAAGACACAGATAGAACCTAGAAAGATGTAAGATGGCTACATACGTTGCTTTAACAAATGAATTGCTAAGACGTTTAAACGAAGTCACACTTGATACTGCAGGTGATGGCTTTGATACAGTACGTAACGTACAAGCTCTAGCAAAAGATGCTGTTAATAACTCAATTAGAAGTATCTTACAAACTGGGCAAGAATGGCCTTTCTTAAAGAAT